CTTGCCATGTCGGGCATCGCTCGCGCGATGCCAACAGGAAGGAGTCACCGTTTTGTCTCGGAGGCTCTTCTGAGCCATGCCGAAACCCTCGCTTCGGATATTCCTATCCGACCGGGGGAGGAAGACGTGCTTCGTAGCCTTACACAGTATGTCCGGGAAGGATTTTCTCAATTTCACCCAGCTGGTCTGGGGCACGGTTACGCAAGAGTCTCCTCCAGTTCTTGCTTCGAGCTTTCCGGCAGGAAGGGCGGCTACAGCGCGTACGCTGCTAGTCGTTACCACCCATCCCACTTCACTGCCCGCGAGAAACAAGAACTGGTCAAGGATCTTATGGGCCTTATCCCGGGTCGCCGTCAGAATCGGTCCAACTTTAACGTTGACCCTCTCGCGGCTAACCTGATGAAGGATGCCCAAGCCCTTGACAAGGGAGACTCTACCGATCAATTGCTCGCACGTTCCCTCCGTGAGACTGTGCATATGTACGAGGAGTGGCTCAATAGCCCCGATGCTCCTGTTATGCACTCTTGTTCTCCTGTACAGGAGAGGGGAGGGAAAGTGCGAGTAGTAACCGTGCCCCAGGCATCTCTCCTTGCGGCGGGCGAACTTGCCCGTCAACAACTCTTCCCTAAGGTGAAAGATGACCACCGCCTGAAAGTCCTTCGTAAGGGGGACCCTTTGGACGGTCTGTTGGGCATCTGGGACGATGCTCCGTCTAGGAGTTTTGACGTCCTGTCCGCAGACCTTACGAAGGCCACTGATGGGTTTACCCATCGGGCAATACAGGCGGTGGCAGAGGGAATGAGACTTGGCGGTGTCGACAAGTCCGTGGTGGATGCCTTCTTGGAAACCTTGGGCGCCGGGAACCGGGCGCACTTTGTCAAATACAAGGTCCAAGACATCCTCCGACCTTATCAACGCCGCAAGGAGAAACAGCTGGGTGCATCCGGTCGACGCGTCTACGAGAGACTCGTCGCTCTGGGCTGGGATGAATCCTCTACAGACCTCTTGGTCCCAATGCGTCGCGGATCGCCGATGGGCACACCATGCAGCTTTACACTGCTGTGCCTCGTCAACGGCTTCTGCGCGTGGGGCTCCGAGCTCGCCGCGATGTGTGGCGACGATTATATCGGGGTCTGTTCCCAAAGGATTCGGAAGCGCTATGCGAATCGGGTTCGCATGGTTGGCAGCGCGCTTCACCCAGTTAAGAGTTTCGAGTCTCC